GGCGGGCATCAGTCCGATAATGAAAGGGTTTTCGGTGAGGGTGGCGGCAAAGACCGGCATAATGGTGTTGATATTCCAGAAGCTGTCTGCCATGAAGAAGAAACTGATGTCCAGCGTGTTGATAATGGCATTGTGGCGGAAATGCCGTGCGACCGCCACTGGGACATTATCTTCTGGGCGGATGCGGAATAAGTTCGAGAAGAGGAAGCGAATGCGTTTGTGCATAGTCAATTCGTTACCATTATAAAGTGGAATTAGGAAACAGCGCCTTATCAGCATCGTTACGCAAGCCTTAGTTGGCATTATTACACAGTTGTGACCTTCTCACAGAAACTAAAAACAAATTGCGTTTGACTAGAATCATTTGTCATGTTAACATGAAAATGTTTTCATAAAAGGAAAAAACGATACCGATGGCTAATCAAAGAAAGATACCCACGATCATAGATGTTGCTAACCTCGCAGGCGTGAGCATCTCAACAGTTTCTCGGGTTATGAACAATCCTGAAAAAGTGAAATTAGAAACCCGACAAAAGGTGTATCAGGCTATCGATGTTTTAAACTTTGTTCCCCAGGCTGACGCACGTGCTCGAGCATTACATGGCAAAGGGAGAATTGGAGTGATAACGCCATTTTTTACTGCGCCGTCCTTTGTACAACGGTTGCGGGGTATCGCGGCTACTTTATCAAAAGAGAATTTCGATCTGATCATCTACACAGTTGATTCGAACAATCGCTTACAAAGCTATCTCACAACTTTGCCGTTAACAGGCAATCTGGACGGTTTGGTCATCGTTTCACTGCCTGTGGCTGAAGCGGATGTAGATCGACTGCTTAAACACAGTCTACCCACCGTATTGATCGAATTTCCGCATCCCCTTCTGAACAGCGTCGAAATCGACGATGAAAAAGGCGGGATGATGGTAGCTGAGTACTTGATTAATAAAGGACATAATAGAATAGCGTTTCTTGGAGATACAGATTTACCCGAGTATGCAATACATCCAATCAGCCTGCGATTAAAAGGATTCAGGCGAGCCTTAAGCGCGGCGAAAGTGGATATCCCGAAAGAATTTGTCAGACTGGCGCCATACAATCAGGAGCAGGCACAGATTATTGCAAACGAACTTCTTACAGGGAACAACTCACCCACCGCGATTTTCGCTGCTACTGATCTTCAGGCGCTGGCGGTTATAAAAGCCGCGCGTAAATTGAACATAAAAATTCCCGAAGAGTTAGCTGTAATCGGATTTGACGACCTAGATATGGCTGAGTATGCGGATCTTACAACAATCAGACAACACTTGGATGAGTCAGGTCGTATTGCAATTGAGCTTTTGCTATCACACATCGCTGACCCTTCACGTCCCGTAAAACATATTACTTTGCCATTAAATTTGATAGAGCGGTTATCAGCGTAAAAGTATTGCATTCTGAGAATTCCTATGCTATACTCACTTATGAAAGTGTTTTCATGTAAACCATTTACACTGTTCAGAAGTATTGTTTTCTCGCATTTCAATTGCAGGAGGTGGTGAATTTTCAGAGAGAAATATAAGCTTCATCTAAGTTTCAAAACATTTCAAGAATACACGAGGAGAAAATGAAAAGAAATTCCTATCGCTTAATAGCTATAATGATGCTAGTGATGCTGATCGCAGCTTGCACACCAGCACCAACGACTAGCCCATCCGAACCTGTTGAGATTCCAGTCCAAACTGGCCCTCCAACCTGTGGAACGGAACCTGTAGTATTGAATGCTTACTTCGAAACGGGCTTTGATATTCCCTTCAAATTAGCTGAAGAATTTACTAAACAATACCCCAATGTAACCTGGGATATCAAACAAGATCAATTCGCCAATCTCATTACAACGACACCACTTCTACTGTCAGGGGACAACGCTCCTGATTTACTTCGTCTGCCAACAATGGTATCCTTCGCGAAGGACGGTCTGCTGATGAATCTTGATGGTTATGCTGCAGATTTTGGATGGGATAAATGGCCAGTGCCTCAACTCGATCAAAACCGAGTAGCGGAAGATGGAACACGTGGATCAGGATCACTTTACGCCATGGGACTGAATTACAGTCTGACTGGTGTTTTCTATAACAAAGAGCTGGCAGCACAAATCGGAATGACTGAACCTCCTAAGACATTGGCCGAACTTGACGCATTGCTCGCTGCAGCAAAAGAGGCTGGCTTGCAGCCAATCATGATGTGGGGAAGTGCGAAGAGTGGTATGGGACTTGCCTTCCCGTTGCAACAACTCATGGCAGTATATGGACCTGTTGGTCCGATTAATGATTGGATCTTCAACAAGCCTGGTGCCACCATTGACACGCCAGAAAATTTACTCGCCGCTCAACACCTCGAGAGATGGATACAGGCAGGATACTTCCCCGCTGATATTAATGCCATTGAATACACTGATGCAGCTGCCCGCTTTGGCGCCGGTGAAGGGGTGTTCACATTCAACGGTGACTGGCAAAACACTGGATATGACACAGATTTGCCAGGTAATGTCGGCTTCTTCTTGATGCCTCCATTGGAAGCTGGTGGTGCACCTGCCGCCATGTCTGCCCCCTTAACTTATGGAATTGCGACCAAAGCCAAAAATGCAGATTGTGCCGCGTTCTTCTTTAATTGGGTAGCGACGAACGACGAAGCTCGCAAGATTAACGTCGCTATTGGTGGTTCAAACCCAGGTGGTCCGCTAGGTGCGATGATGCCCGCTGCTGCACCTGGTTCTGTCACCAATGAAACATTGGCTGCTGGGCCGGTTGTTGGTGCCGCTGGAAATTCGATGGATTTCATTGCCAATGCTACCAGTGCCATTTTTGCTCAAGGTTGGACACCGGAGCTTCAGAAGATGGTTGGTGGTGAACAAGATGCGGCTGGATTATTAAAAGCCGTCCAAGCTGAATATTTACGAGAACTTGCTCAATAGGTAATGAAGTCGCGTGAACATCTTTGAAATGAAGAATTTGACAAGACATGCCTTCTTCTGAATTAGAAAGTAAGACCGCGGCTCAAAAGCTTCATCGACGGATCTTCTCTTGTGAGGAGATCCGTCGAGAAGTGTTGATAAGTTGGGCGCTCGTGTTGCCTGCATTGCTCCTGCATTTGCAAGACTTGACGAAAGCTTCTTCATACCCTCGTTGATACCAGCTGCGTCCAGTCTTGTCTTGATTCTTACTTCACCAGCGTAAGTGGTCATAGGCGCTCTCCCTTACTCAGTAAGTCGAATAGATCAACGTTCTCACTGTCTGCTTCAGTGAGCGCGTCTTCCGGGTCCGTAACAATAAAGGCATCCCCGAGCTTCAGCGCATATTGCCGCTCCTCTTTGCTTGCTTCCCCGCTGTTCACGCGTCGGCGTAGGTTTACAAGGTTACAAAAGCCCGTATCCGCGCCCAGATCCTGAAACAATGCTAAGAATTGCCACCAGTGAAGGTCGACCTTTTGCAGATCTATCCCATGAGTTTGTTGGAACGCCGCGTAGATCAGTGCTGAGTCTTTTTCAAACGAGTACAACCGTTTGTTGTCCGCAAAGGGATTTTCTTCTTCCGGGGGTTCTTTCCCACCGTCAAGAAATTTGACCGCAAGTTTGAGCGCTGTCTCTACATCGTCTGGAATTGTCTCTCCGTAAATGCGTCTCAGTAATAAAATGGCTTTTTCCTCGTCGGTAAGTTCGCTGCTTTCCATATCAAGAATGCAAGCCAGCCCAGAACGAAAGTCAAAATTAACCGCGTATTCAACGCCGTTGATTTCGATTGCTTCAGGGAGCTCGTCAAGAAGAATGTTCATGAACCTAATTCATTACCTTTTTCTTAGCAACACTTTTACTGAGCCGCTGATTGATTTTGTCAGTACTCACTGACTCAAACTTGCCAGTCGCAAAGTTGATAAACATTGTCGCGGTCTCAAAGTCAAACCCATCAACAAAGACAATTCTGCTGGTCCCTACTCCAAATACTTCATCAATTCCCGTCATTACATAATCCGCGAGCTCCAACATCAACGAGATCATTTGCTCGGAATTATTCGGTAAGCCGTCTGAATCCGTGCCTTCGACTTTTTCAATCTCAGTAATCCGTGCTTCGGTTTCCCGCTGTTTCTTCTGTGCGTCTTTGGCAAACGCAAACAGGCGTGCCCGCAGCTTCACATCTTCCGGGTTAAAGGTGATAATGCGTTCCGGATCATCATCAATCATGACCTCAATGCGCTTAGTTTTGAGCTTTAGTGATTCCATACCGTTGGTGCCTTTCTGCCCCCGGTTGTTCCAGGGGCATAATTGAGTAATTTCTAAGCATCAGGAGTGAAAGTTCCCGCAACGGGCTCAAACATTCCTTTTACTGGATCCCCGGCATCGTACAACGTGTATTTGATCTTTGCGACCGTCGCGCCTTCACCACCAAAGGTTTCAATTCCCACATTGACAGGAACTTTCTCAGCCGGCCATGTGCTCACCTCGGCTGGAGGCTCACCTGTGACAGTGGGCGCTAAATAAGCCCAAACATGCAGGAGATCAGCCTTGAGATCATCAAGCACAGCCATATCCCGGCGCATTCCGTCAATCAGGTCAAAGACTGGATCACCTGGGTAAACCACACCTTCAATGGCGAAAGACCGGGCATAACCAGTAATATCCGTAACCTTGGTATCCATGGTGATGTCCGCGGTTTCTTCCGTTTGCGGGTTGTAGGCGATTTCAGCCGCGCCTACGGCGTTTCCCAACCGGCTCCAGGTGGGAGTTTCAGTGGCACTGGTATCCAAATAGTGCCGGATAGTTGATCGTTTTGCTTTAGTTGCAGTCATTGTTATTCCTCACATTTCATAAACTAACTTACAGAGGATCTGAAATACCCCTGTTTTTTCAGCGCGCTCGATGATCGTTGCTGTATCAAGCGCTTCAATTGAGATAGCAGTTTTGCCAGTATCTAACGTTGGCAAGTTGCCCGATTCCGTTTGTTCATCCAACCAGTCAGCAAATGCTTCGTAAAATTCAGCCGCCAGAAGCGCGCTGTTATCTGCGATCACCTCTACCGCGCCAAATCCAAAGGGATAGCTGACAGTCTTGTTTCCAATAATGTCTTCTTCCACCTGTTTACCAGGTACCAGAAAGACGGTATAACTCAGCGGTTCTTCACCCAGCATTTCCACCCACACGGGGCGATCGTCTTCGAGGCTCTGATAGCTCAGTAAAAAGTCCTGAACGGCTTTGATATCGCTCATAAACCCCTCACGATCAGCGCTTTTGTACGCGCCTTGATTTGTTCACCATTTACAGCCCATGCCCGATCAAACCAGTAAGGACCACCATTGGGGTTGATATTCTGGGTCGTCTTCCGATTCACCAGGTGATATTGCCTCCATGCGTAAGGAGCGATCCAGGCTACTTCACCAGTGCCGGCTTCAGTACCCAAAACGCCGGACTTCACCAACATTGAGGTAACAACTGGCGCAAACTTATTGGAGGTGCGCAATACCTCACTGTCTAAAAACACTTGCGCGCGGTTGTGATTTTGATTTAGCATCGGCGCAAATTCAGGGTTCCATTTCAGCTCAGTAGTGACTTTACCGCCCTCTGTGACCTTATGTTTTATCCACCCTCGGGGCGTTTCAATAAATGCGATCCCAGCCATTACGCGCCACCGATCTGAATGTGTTTCATATTCGCGGCTCCATAGTCCTTCAGATCTACGGAAGTTACCTTGACCGCGTCATATTTCTTGATCAACGCAGTAATGGGGAAATTCGTGGTTATTTCATCTTTCACAATTCCCTTCACCAGATAATCACCAGTCTTTATACTGAGCGCTTCCCGTTCAGATCCGTCACTCAGTAAAGAAGGGATGTAAATATTGGCTTTATCCGCGCCCAGATTCCCCGACTTGATGACGTTGGTCGCCTTGCTCGCTTGCCACATGACCTCATTAATCTCGTGTCGTGTGTAGGTCTGGGCGTTGTTCACAAGACGACCTTCGTACCAAGTTAAAGAATGCGGAGCGTACATATCACCAAACCCCTGGATACATCAAACCAGTGTGGCCAAGATACATCTCAACCATTGATTGCACCGCTTGAGCTTCGTGTGAGCGCAGTTCTTCACTTCCTCGATATTGCACCGAGTGATCACCCACTTTTTCGCTTTGAATGCCTAAATTCGCTTGACTTACTGAGCATTCCTTCATCACATCAGCGACTGCCATCGTTGCCCGCTTGATACGGTCAATGAGCGGCAAATTCGTGCCCGCTGTGATGATTGCCTCCGCCCTTTCGAGCGTGAGGTGATCCACCTGGTAACTCGCGCGCGTGGCATATCTGTCGAATTCAGAAGCAGAGATGGACATACCACCGTTACCTGTGTAATAGAGATAGTCGATAAATGCGTCCATCCTCTGATTCCTTTACTCAGTAGCTGAGATTAGGATCCAATTACATCAGCTGTAACGGTTAGGTAAGAAACCTTAACCGCGGCAGATGAAACGAAATCCACAACCTCGATGATGTCACCGACTGCAGTGGTAGGCTGAGTAGAAATTGCAGTGAATCCGGTGTCGTTTTGCCCATAAACAACGCGGGTAGCGGGATTCAGGCGGTATTTTGCGGTACCGGTTGCGCCTGAGGCGGTAATAGCAGTTTTGCCACTGGTGCCCGCGGCAAGTGTGGCTCCTAATTCCGCCGGTGAATACATACACCGGATTGCGGTCGCTCTGGTTACCTTGTGGGCATAAACCATGCGCCCCTGAACAGCGGATGCACCGATATAGGCGTTAGTCAGATCCTTCAATCCGATTGGCACGCTCCATTCATTCACACGAGTTGCCCATCTGGGATGACCGGCAATTGCTTGCAGACCAGGGGTCGCGTCGTTCCATTCATACAGCGTAAATCCGGCGATCTTACCAACCGCGCCAGTTTGAACAACTGCATCACCAAGATCACTTGCCTTGATGAATTCCGGCGATTTCAAAATCAGGGCATAAAAATCGGGGGTGACAAGCGCATAACGGCCAGCCAACGGAATTTTTGCCTTGCTCATTTTTGTCCTCAGGTCGACCATTGCCGCATAAGCGTTCGCAGCAGTCACCTGGGCAACATTTTCGACCGTGCCATTTGCGAGCAGCTCGGTAGCACCGTCAGAGTCAAGCTGCAGTCCCAAAGAGTAGGCAGCAGAATCCAGTCGATCCGCGATCAAACCATCAGGCACTGATGCAGCCTCATAGCCATCAATCAGCTCATTGACGGCCTTATCCTTGTTCACAAGGATATCCAGGTACGTAGTCGAGCCCTGGGCAACTGATTTTCCAGTGGCAACATCATAGTCACCAACAGCAACCTCGGTATCGCGCACAGGGATACGCACTTTTCCAGCAACCGGATCACCCTCGTAATCGTTGTTAAATACAATCCCGTCCTTCAGGACAAGATCATTTCTCAATTTCGCAAGCACCAGCTTGGAATAGCGGTCTTGCGCGGTATGTGTTTTTGCCATTTTCTTTTAATCCTCCATAGTAGTTATTCCACCTTCAACCCTGGGTTTCGCTTCAAAAACGCGGCTTCAACACCGTCTTCGCCTCCAGAGAGTGGTGGCTTATGTTTCATCCCTTCAACCGTTGCGGTCTCGGGCTCGGTATACTTCGTGTTCTCAGCCAGAAAAGCCTTCAGATTGTCGGCAAACTCGCCTTCCATCTTTCCAACTTTGAAAAGTACATACTCAGCGTCTTCAGCTTTCACACCCGCTTTGAGTACCGCAAGCTCACGTTGGAGCTCAGTATTGCGGGCAGCTGCCGCCTGGTATTCTTTTTCCCGTTCAGCGGCTTTCTCCGCCTCGGTCTGTTGAGATTTCTGCCATTCCTCGAAGGCTTTCAGCTTGTCCTGGGGTGGCATC